ATGAATTTAAAAATAAGCTAATATGAAACCAAATAGTTGTGCGTGTTATGGCTCAAATGACATACACGAATGCTATTGTAATTTAAAAAACAATAATATGGAACAAGAAACACTTAAAGAAGCTGCTGAAAGGTTATCTGATAGAGATGGATTTGTTGATGGTGCATTATTTGGTGCTAAATGGCAAGCGGAAAGAATGTATAGTGAGGAAGATTTAAGAGAAGCATTTAAACAATCAAGACAAGCACTTATCTTTGAAAAGGGTATGCCAGCAGTTTATGAAAACTTTGAAGAATGGTTTGAACAATTTAAAAATTAACCTATGAAACCCAAAGATGAAACCAAGCCATTTGAAAGCAGGTTATTAGAAGACCTACACCCAACACTTGCCAACGCTTACAAGAAAGCAGAGGCGCAATTCAACGCTGCACACAACGATGTACACGTTATCATAGTTTGCACTTATCGGAACAATGCAATGCAAGAAGTTTACTATCATAAACGACCAAAGATTACTAATGCCAGAGCAGGTCAAAGTCCTCATAACTACTACCCATCTCGTGCTTTCGATATAGCCTTTGTTAAGGTTGGAAAACGTGAACTTGACTACTCTGCAAAGCATTTTAAAGAGTTTTGGGAACTATTGCAAACACATAGTAACAAGTTGACTTGGGGCGGTAATTTTAAATCATTCAAAGATTTACCTCACGTAGAATTAACTAACTGGAAAATGACTATCATATGATAAAGGGTACACGCTACACGAATGGCAAGGAGGTAATAACTTTCAGCAAAATAGATTTCATTGTTATCGGTGGAAGAAAAATTGACCACGTTTACTTTAGGCGCAAGGATAAAAACGATTTAATTATGCCCTTGCTTGAATGGAATATTAAGGGTAAATTTGAATGGGAAATAATTAATTGACGTTTTGCAACTTGGCGCATCTTGGATATATACGTTTTTGCGCTAAGATGCTGTTAGCAGATGCTTTTTTTAATAATTTAAAACTAAATTAAATGGATTTTATAAATTATAATATAGGTGATGTTTTAGTAAGTATATGTAATCCAAATAACGAAATTGGGATATGTACAGGTTTCACCCACTGTAATACATGTGTGTTAATAGATGGTAAATGTTGGGGAGGTAAAACATTTTTTATGAAATCAGAATATGTTAGTTTTAGTTTCTGCTAACGTTTGGGTGCTTTACGTCCGTTGTGGTTAAACAAACACTAATCTTTCCTGTTATCACGAAATAAAACTGATGCAAAACAAACTTAATATTAAACCTAAACCCACAATGGCGTAAAACACTTGTTATGTGAGGTTTTTAAATTAAAAATAATGAAAACAACAATTTATTTTAAAATGCAAAAAAGCGGAGAAACGGAAAAAGTAATTTTTAACGGAGACCCGACTATAAGTGAAATTACAGAATATTTTGAAAATGCCTGTGGCGGTGTATACAAGTGGTGGGTGTAAATCTCACATAACTAACATATATGCGCTACATTTACACGCTTATACAACAACACCAACAAATATGAATCTAAAACAAAAATACAGAAGTCCAGACAACAAGCAACTTAAAAAGATTGCAGACTACTTAATTTACGTTTTGCTGCCATTTATTCAAACATCGTTAGCACTCGCAGAAACGCAAGGTTTAATCAGTTTACGACAAGCGTTTTGGTGTGGTTTGGCAGCTACGTTTTTGTTGATTAATACTAAATTCTTAACTAAATTCACAACCGAAACACCTACCAGAACTCCAGTTATTGATGGTGATGGTTGCTAAAAATAACAATATGAAAACACAATACCAACTTATCGCATTCGCATTCTTATGCCTGCTATTAATTATCGGTCTTAATCATTGCGCCAAAGAACAACCGAAGCCTATTCCATTTGACTACAAAGCAGAAGCGGAAATGATAAAAAAACAATTCGGCATCGAGCAGGCAATATTGCTGAATCAGTTAGAATCAGTTAACCGAAGATTGCAAGTTGCAGTTAACGCAAAAGATTCGATTAGAAAGAGGGAAATATCATTAACCAACACTAATATAGCTTTGATGAAAAAGTTGCGTCACAATCTTCCAAAAGAGTGTGACACGGTATTTGTGTTGTGTGATGAGATAATCAATGTAAAGGATAGCAGTTATGCAGCGTTGTTTACTGCGTTTCAGTTGTGTGATTCGGTATCAACTATTAAGGATTCTTTAATAGTTGGTTACAAAGCGGAAAACCTAACGGATTCGTTACTTTTAAAAGTTAGCAAGCAGGAGACAAAGAAACAAAGGAGAGGTAAAATAGCAGCGTGGTGTGTTGGTGGGGCAATGTTTATGCTTTGGTTGTTTGTAGGATTGAAATAAATTATTATCTTTGCCACGTTGTGTAGGAGCAACGAAAACGAAATTTTAACAAAAGCCTTGACTTTAGCGAACTCCTACCGCTATTGTTGAGGTTTTTTAATTTAAATAACAATATGAATGTAGTATCATTATTTAATGGGATGGGTACTTTAAGACAAGCATTGCATAATTTAGGAGTAAAAGTTGATAGCTATTATTCAAGTGAAATTAAACCTTATGCTATTAAATTACAACAACATCATTTTCCAGATGTGATACAAGTTGGTGATATTAGAAATTGGAGAGAATGGGATATTGATTGGAGTAATATTGATTTTATAGGAAGTGGCAGCCCTTGTCAAGATTTAAGCAGTATTGGTAAAGGAGCAGGGTTAAATGGAGATAAAAGCAGTTTGTTTTTTGTTTTTGTTGATATACTAAATTATTGCAAAAGTTTAAATCCAAATGTAAAATTTTTGCAAGAAAATGTAGGAAGTGCAAGTAAATTAGATGTAGGAATTATGAGCAGATTACTTGCAGTTTACCCGGTAAGAATTAATTCAAGTCTTGTTACTGCTCAATTAAGAGATAGGTATTATTGGAGTAATATAAGAACAAAGCAATCATTGTTTGATTTGGTTACTGATATACCACAACCGAAAGATAAAGGAATATTATTAAAAGATATTATAACAAGCGGAAATGTAGATAGAATTAAAAGCGTTTGTTTAATTGAAAGGTATATTGGTGCAATACCAAAGAGTGATGCAGCAATACAAAGACATTTAAAAAATAGAGTTGATTTTGGAAGCTATACAGTTGTATTAGAAAATAATTTATTAAGAGCATTTAACAAAATAGAAATGTGTAGATTGCAGGGTTTCACAGATAATTATTGTGATATACTTTCAGAAGTAGAAGCAGGCAGCTTATTAGGAGATGGTTGGACTTTACCAATTATAGAACATATTTTGAAATACGCTTTTTAATCGTATCTTTGCCCCGTTCAATGTTAGTTAGTTCGAAGCCCTTGCAGAAATGTGAGGGCTTTGTTATTTATCATCTATGATACCCAGAGTAACTAACAAGGCTATAACACCGCCCTTGAATAGCCTTCCTACATTCTTAACTATTTCTCTGTATTGGTATAGCATTGAAACAAGGTAAAAAAATAAAACAAATAATACTAATATCAATGGCTTTAATGCTACAATTTCTTGATTAGTCATTCTTATTTTTCTTGGCTACCCTATACGAAGCCCACATTGAAACACACAATGCACCTAACTTTGCAAAGTCATAAATGGTATCGTAAATGCCGACTAAATTCATATTGCCAAACCAGTCCGATGTCCATACCCCTGCTTGAATTATGACCGATGTAATGATGACTAAAATGCTATTGTCGGGGTGGTGTGAATGAATCATAATTTAAATTTCGTTATATTGTTTTGGAGTATAAGGTATCAAAGGCAATTCTTTTACCCAAATAAATTTAAGTGTTATTGTTTGCTCAATTTCTTCAACCGATATTATATAATTATCGTTAAAATCTTGAATAGGATTATAATAAGAATCGGGAGCATATAACTGCCCTACTAATTGGTCTTTTTGCAAATCCGTAAGTAAGCCTACATAAAGTAGTTTTTCTTCTTGTGTTAGTTCTGTTAGCTTCATACTTGGTTTTTAAGATTGTTAATTATATCCATAAATACATTTAAGTCATAAGAGCCTCTTGCTTTGTTAACCCAAACGCATACAAAATGAACGTTTCCATTTACATATCCTAAATCATTATCTATTCTATCTAAAGATAATAAATAAGGATTAGATGTCATTTCTCTTTTTTCATTATATGTTTTTGGACACAGTAATTTAGAATTAGTTATTTTACATTTATAGTCTTGAGATTCTAATATATCTTGAAGATGCTCAATACCTACAGTAAATGGGTAATTTCTTGACTTTGCATTAGCTTTCCACCTACCGTATAATGCGTTATGAATATCTTTTGTTCCACCTTTATTGCAATTTCTTGGTTGTCTTTTCCCGCTTGACCAAACTTTTGCCATTACCGCACTTTTTCCTTGTGGATTGTATATTTCATTCCTTTTAAGTATCAATATACACTTTTCAACACCTATTTTATATTTTATACAAATATCTCTTTGCAACATATCATTTTTATAATCCGCACATAAACAATCTTCGTAATCAAATTTCATTTGATTTATTTTTGCACACATTTCAGACTTACTCATTATTGCAATTCCTTGCATTTTCAAAACTCTACGAACCCTATCTGTTGTGGCATTTAAGTACGTTGCAATTTCACGAACAGTTTTTTTGCCATAATTACTTACAATATAATTAGCATCTAAAGGAGTCATTGTTGACCATTGTTTTTTCATATTACAAATATACAGCAGTTCAGTCATATTTCCTACACATTTCTAAATAAACTTGTTTGCATTGCTTGTACTAATGTATAAAATGTATTTGCCTCTGCATCGCTAAATCCAGTTCCAATACTTGCAAAAGCGCATTGTCTATTTGTATAACCCAGAGGAGTTCCATTTGCATTTCTTGCTCCAATATATATATTTTGTGATGGAAAATTATTTACCGAATTTAATAATATTGATTCTGTTTTAGTGGTTCTTCTAAATAATTTTGTATTTGTTGACGTTGTTCTTGTTGCTATTCCAAGCGCAAGTGTATCTGTAAATGCAGCCTCGCTTAAAAAACTTGTTGATAGTGCATTAACAACTGCTATCGCCACCGATGCAGACCTAAGAGATAAATATGTAAAATCTTGCAATGCACCACCAGTTGCTCCCATATCAATTGCGTTTGTTGTGTTGCTCGTTCTTGAATAGTAAGATATATGAGTGTCGTTTTGCGATAGTAAATTTATATTGTAACCAGTATTGGCAAAAGAATTAGTTCCGCTAGGTAATGCCCCATTTGCTGAATGTGTCCAGCCGCCGTTAAATGAAAGATTATACAACGATGTATTCATAAAGTTATATCTGTGCTTTGCTGATGTACCACCAACCATAGGATATATAGCATTGAATTTAGTTGTCAAACTATTCGCATCCAATCCTGCTTCAAATGTGTTTAAAGCATTTAAAATAGTTGTGTCGGTTTCGCCAGTTGCAGCTATCCAAGCAGTTGTTAGAGGTAGATAGCCTTGTGGTCTTATGTATATCAGTCTTCTACCCATTATATTCTGGTTGTTTTTAAAGATGCTTGTAGATTAGTTAATGCACTATTCGATGTGGTTACCAATGTTATCTTATCACCGACTGCTACTGTGTTTGCTGCACTTGCATTAGCAGTTGCTATGGTGCTACTTACCGATACTGCACTAATGCCAGTTACATCTACTCCATTTATCTTAACTGCTACTGTGCAAGTGCCAAATGCAGAAATAATCTTTAATTGATTAATAGTATAAGCATATTGAGCATATAGTTCTAATGTATACGTTGTTGCTGCTATGCTTGAACCACCATCTTGTAGTGATAGATTTTCAACATTTAACGAATTAAAAGCAGTCCAATCAGCAGATGACAATGCGCCTCTGTTAGATGCTGAAGCAGTAGGTAAATTAAATGTGTGTGTAGTTCCTGTTGAACTTATTGCAAAATCAGTACCACTTGTTCCTGCTGCCATTGTCTGTGCAGCACCTGTCAAAGAGTTAATTGCAGTAATTCCTGTACCTGCCATTATACCACTTTGCTGTGTAACAGTTAAAATTGAAGATGGTATTGCTGGATGTGGAGGTGTAGCACCAGCAGCTATTATCTCAACATTAGTATTGCTTGTTGACCACATTAACTGCACATAATCTCCTGCTGTTAAATCAAGAACATAATTCCAAGCAGCAATAACTGGAGAAGCACTTACGCTACCAGTAAGAACAACCTTTCCTGTAGTATATGGAATGTCAACACCATTTTTTCTAATCCAAATATCTGCAACCATATTACCACTACCACCTGTCTTTTCAAGCTGTAATGAAAATTGTATATTGTATATTCCAGTATTTGCTAAAGTTACTCTTGTAGGATTTGAACTTCCATCATTAACTACACTTACGCCATTGGTTAAATCTGTTGTATTAAACTTTACAGGATAAGCTGTATTAATAGATGCAGCAGTTTGTGATGTGTTATCTTGAAATGCTCCATAATAACCTAATGGTGTAGGTGTGGCTGTGTTATTTAAAGTACCTGCACCTGTTAGTGTTAAACCGCTGCCAATGGTGATTTCTTCCATCACTCCTGTAGAAGCGGAATACCTACCGACTAATTTGTTGGTTGCCATTAATGTGGTTATTGTTCCGCTTGTAGTAATTGTACCACCACTAATCAATCCACTTGTTGCTATGCTTGTAACTGTACCACTCCCAGCAACAATATCACTCAACATCGCAAATGTTTCTGTGCCTGCGGGTTTGTCTGGCAGTTCAAAGGTAACACTTTCATCTAATGTTGGTGAACTAATAACCGCTATACCGCCTAATGGGTTTAAAATTTGCACGTAATAATCCCCAATTGTAACTTCATTACCTGCTCCATCTTGTATCCTTAATCCTTGTGTCGATACATTCCCCGCATCTAATACTTGTTGTAGGTCGGGAATTCCACCGATTGCCCACACCGCATCTCCACCGAATGTGCCTGCAAAAGTACATTCATAAACAGTGCCATCATCTAATGTCCATAATGAGCCTACTGCATAACCTAAATTAAAATCATCGGTTGCCGTTGGAATGGTTGCAAAATTATACAAAGATTGTCTAATGGTGTTTCCAGAACTGCCCATCACATACAACCTACCATTCTCCCACTTTAACTCATAACCAGCACCACATATCTGAGCAATGCCTTTTAATCCTCCAAGTCCTGCATCAATTGTGCCCTCTCTTAACCTCGATGTGTTTGCAAACAACAAACCTTGTGTGGCATCGAATTCAATATCGTTTGCGCCCGAAGTGTTGCCTAATATTAATGTTTGCTCTAAGTCTTGTGAACCTCCTGATGTTGCTGTAAAAGTATCAGTAGATAAAACATATGTACCTACCTCCCCTGTACTCATATCAATGGCTGTGTCCTCCAAGGTCGTAGTCGTCAGCCCTTTTACTAACAATCTCCTTGTGCTAGAATCAGCGTTTGTAATAAGGTATAGCTTGTATGAACTAACTTGACTCGCAGAAACCAATCCATCCATAGCAGTCTTTGTCAATGGAATTACTATAGTAGCTAAGTCTGCTATCTTTTGACTTGGTATTTGAACACTTAAGCTACTTTGAACAGTCTCCATTGGCTCTGTGCCGCTTGGAGTACCTGCAAAAATCGGTAAATTGGGGATTGTACTGTTTGCCATTTCTTTATATTTTAATCAACATCTACGCAAGCACCAATAGAAACTATCACATTATAAGTAAAGAGACCTATTGAAAAATCATAAGCCCCATTAATCGTAGCCCTTGAGTCTAAGACATCGCCATCGTTTGTCATTTGCCAATTTGCACCGTTTTTACTCAATATAATTTGCTTGTCAGTAACTGGGTAAAATAAATCAAAAATAGAAACACAGTTTAAGTCTGGGTAAACAGTTTGTGGCACTAAATTTACTGAGTCACCACCATCTTGAGTCCACGTTCCACTAATACATATCTCTGTAAATGTACAAACATCTTCAACGATGTATAATTCATCATCTCCGCAGTTACATATTGTGTTTATTCTTTGGATTAAATTAAGACACTCTGCATCTGTTATTTGGTTAAAATCACCCTCGTAAGTGTAATTATTAAGTAGGTACAAAGATGCTTGTAAGAATTGTATCTCTGCTTCGGTATCTGAGCATCTACCCATAAGGTTAACCTCTCTTGATACTTGTGACGCTTGCTTTTTAGCAATACAGCACTTAGCTGAATCAACCGCGCCCTTCCAATCTGAAAATGTAAAATAATTATTTGCAGCCACAACCACACCCTCCTTTTCCGTTTACCAATGCCATACATTTTTTGTATAAGTTGTTCACATTTTTATAAATTGCAGCACCTGTTATGTCTGCTGAATAAGATTCACTAGTTACGTCTATCTGCTCAAAATATCTATTTAGACAATCCATTTCATAATTCAATGCCATAAATGTGTCTGACAATAGTTTGTATTTTTTTATTGTTTCGCAGCAAGCCTTAGTGTATAATATCTTGTCTGCAAGTTTATTTAACTCACATACAATCTCACAAGGCTGAATACATATTTGAACTGTGCTTATTGGCATTGCTCCTTGTACAGAATTAATCCAAAATACATAAAGTCCATTAGGTAAATCACCTGTTTGTTGACCGCCTGTAATCAATGAGTAGGTTATCTCTAATTGATAGCTTGGACTTGTGAAAAAATCTGTACCCACTAAATCATAGATTACTCCAGATGGAGGTGTAAAAACGTATGGTTTTTGAGTTAGTGGGTTAAACACAAATAAATTTAAGTAGGTTACATCCGCCCTTTCTAAGTTTGGGAATCCCCACCCATTAGGATTGATGCTTGAATAATCGCCTGTCTTATCATACAAAGTAAAAGATGTACAATATTGATAACCCCTCTTGTACTTAAAGGCTGTATCGGTTGTATTCTCTGTATATGTTTTTAGTTTTAGCATTTACATTTGTTTTTACCATTGCACAATCCTTCTATTTCTGTTAAAATAGTTCCAACTTTTACTATTCTTTGATTATAGTCATTATTAGTGCTTCCGCTTAATGTAATATAGCTTTGAAACTCATAAAGCATATTTAGATACATATTTAAGTCAGAAAACTTATTGTTAGTTTTACATACTTTAGCAAAAGAAACTTTCTTTAAAGTGTCCTCAATGCATTTTGAATTAATGTTTACAACGCTCGTTATAAATGCTGGACTATTGTAAACATCTGTTACCCAATTTATAGTGTCACCTGCAAATGTATATGTGCCTTGAATTATAAAAGATAATGTGTAAATACCTGCCTCAAATTGAGAATTGTCATTAACTCTTTGGACAAATGTTAAAATATTAAATATATCTATGAAGACATCAGCACTTATCAATAGTTGGCTTGTGGAAGTATATAGTCCATTAGCCAATAAGTCGTATGTGCCAAAACCTGCAAGAAAAAAAACATCTCCTGTTGCTTGGTTTATTAAAGAAAAATTAGCTACTGTTACGCTGCTTATAGGAGGATTAAATCCACCCCAACCATTTTCATTGCCATCGCCATAGTCGCCATTAACATCTCCAATAACCAACTTACCATCAGAATTAAAAAATACTGATAAAGCAGGATTGTATTTTATATTTATAGTTGCCATGCTTCAAAATTAATTATATTGTAGTCTTTATATGATAAAATTTAATTTAATTATTCAATGTTATTAATTTGTAAAGACAGTTTAATGTTTATCTATTTATCAGGAGGTAGAGGCAAAATAGCATTAACCTTATCTTTAAATATTTTTATATCTGCATCTCTAATAAGTGAGCCTTTTCTGTAAAATTCATACATAGCATCTTCCAATTTGTAGTAATACTTATCTAATTCAGATAAATACTCATCTCTTTCGTACTTATTTGCATCAAGTTTATTTACAAGTTCAGTTCTTTTATACCCCTCTATCGCATTTGACATATCATTTAACAACTCGTTTGTGTACTCGTCTTTGGTGTATGCTTTTCCTGTCTTTTTATTAACCTCCAAACCTCCATCTGCGTCTAAAGGAACAGTAACTTCATTTCTTTTGCTATATGCAAACTCAATACCTTTGCCAATTAGCTTTCTTGTCTTGTCTGTGAAATCATCGTACTGCTCATTAGATGGAGGAACAAATGATTCTGACTCTATTCTTGCTAATTGCTTGCTGCCTCTACTTACTAAACTTTCTTTGTAGCCTACACTTTCAACCCAACTTTCAGTTGGCGACTTGTAGCTTTTTGAAAACATTCCTAAAAAGCCTTGAATACCCTCTCTGTTTACCTCTGTTGCTTCCAATGGTCTGCCCATATAGTTAGGCTTCTTATTGTCGTAAGTAATACCTGCTAATCCTATTTGTTTTTGTAGTTTCTCCGATATTGTTTTGGCTTCTTGGTATGATTTATCTCCTGATAAATATCTTGCACCTTGTAAACTTTGATTTACAAATCCGCTCCATAAAACATAACTTCCTCCATAGGAAATCATATCGTTAACCATATAATCTTCAACTTTATCCCAATTAACATTTTCATTTCTTAATAATGAAACTACACTTTGCTTGTCATTTTGAGCCATCATAAATGATTGCTGCATATAACTTTCTGTAATATCAAGTGCTGCATTGGCTACTTTTTCTGCTCCGCTTGACTTGCTGTCTTTTGTTAGTGCTTTATTTATGTTTGCAGTTAAAGATAACTCAGCACCTATTGAGCCTAGCCATTTTAAAGGAATTTTTTGACCAAACAATACTAAGGTGTTTTCAGGTGTAGCCCTTTCTTTTGCAGAACTGGTGCTGCCTATTGATGTTTTTTGTGATTGTATTGGATATACTCCTGTCTTTTCTGGATTTCTTCCTTCCTTTTCTTCATCATCGTCCCACGCCTTGCTTGCTGCATATAACAAACTGCCTACACCATAAATTAAAATGTTTGTGAATATTGCTGTTGTTGCTAAGTCTTTAACCTTTTCCTCTGCCCTTACTTTAGCCATCTTCTCCTCTATTGTCGTTGTTGGCATTTTATTTACACCTAACTTAACAACGAGCGACTTTGTTAATCCATATACTATATCCTTTTCAAGTGCTTTCTCTATTACATTTGAAACACCTCTTGTAAATGGCATAATCTTATTTGGTATTACATCTCCAATCTTTTTAGCTAATTCTGCTGCTTGCTTTGGATTGTAACCACTCAGCTTAAACATATACTCAGCTACAGGCTCTACAACTTTTCTTGATACATTTGAACTTGATGCAAGCATACTTCCAAAAAGTGTTGCTACACCTCTATTTTCTTTAAACTCTGACTTAAATGTTTTTTCTCTACTTTCTAAATCAGATAAGTTAATAGCCATTTGACTTACTTGGCTTTCTCTTAATATTTCATAAGTTCTTCTTTTTACATTAGCAGGTGTCGGCT